ATTTTAACATTATTTTATTATAAAAACTAGCGTAGAATTGTAAAACTTATTTTTTAAGTTTTTCATACAATTCACCATTTTAAATTTATGAATTGGATCATCATGGTGAATATGTTTGTTATGATAGGACATACGAATCTTTTCTTTATTAGATTCTATGCTATATGGATATGGAAATTCGAATTTTTTATGATTATCGAATATTAATTTAAAATTAAAATCCTTGAACTCATAGAAAATTAATTTGCCTTTAATAGCAATTTTACCACGAAGCTCTACTTCTATGTTTTTTAATAAAATTTGCTTGAGATTATTTTCTATGAGTTCAAGTTGATTCATGTATTCATAAACGTGATTTTTTCAGTTGACGACATTGGCGCAAAACTCTCGTTAAATGTACCCCAAAATTCCTCTTCAGACCAAGAATTTAAAAGGTCAACACTATCACAGTTAATTGTACGCCAACTTTGCATAAAAATATCCCACGTTATAATTGTATTTTCGTTTGCTGTATTATATCTAGGACTACCCGAACTAGTCTTAAAATTTAAAACAGTCCTACCGTTAACACTGTTTAATAAATTTAAGTTATTACAGCAAAGCATTCTTCTTGTTGCAGGAGAATTAGGTTTAGGAGTACGTCTTAAAAACCTAATCTCACATACTTTGTTATTTAGCTCTGATAATAAACTATTTCTACTTATTTTCATCTACTTCTTCAGGTTCGCAAACTCCGAAAATTCTTTCTTCATTTAAAAAGACACAATCTCTAACTGATCCCTCAATACCTTTAACGGAAATATTGTCTACTTTAATGCCCTTATCATCAGGGAAACAAACAATATCCCCAGGAGATGAATACTTACACAATGGTCCTGTCAATATAACCCTAGCTAAGCGCCATGTTTTCTGGACTTGAGATAACGGAATATGGATGCCGTTACGAATAACTGACTTACCATCAGCAGATAAATCGATATATTGTACTAAAAGAATATCATCCAATACTTTGTTTAATTTGTAGCCATATAAACTGAAACTATCATTATGATATGTATCGAGATTAATTAAGCTTCTTTTTGCAGAAAAATCAAATGCATCTCTCTGCGCATCTGTTAATTCAATATTGGACTTATCCAATTCGGTTTCAAAATTACTCATATTTTTTTATATTTAAGTTAAATTCTTTAAAGTACAAATCTACTTCTCTTTTAGAGATTTCATGTAAATTTGCACATTTACTATAATCCTGTTCTTTATCCTTATTCTTTTTAATATACCTAATAAACTTCTTTTTTAATTTAGGTAACGCATTAGTAAGAAAACTATAATGATATTCTTTATCTAAATTATTCTGACAATGTTTGTTTACAGTATGATTAACTACATAACAAACATCTTTACTGTACTGAGAAAGAAAGCGATTAATAATATAAGGACTATATAAACTATAGTCAGAAATATCTAACTCAGCTTTCTTTTTATCGTGAAGAATATTATTAAGGAAATCAAATATCGTCATACAATAACTTTAGTCGTTGCAATAAACATATCATCTGCAATTTCGTAAAAGATATCAATAACGTTTTTCATAAACTCTACCGCTTCATCATCTCTCAAGTCAGTACTAAAAGCAAAAGCAGGAGCTTTTTTACCAGCTTGAATATTAATACCTGTATGACCAATAGCTACGTTATCCTTAGCATATGTAATACTTACGCTACACTTACCTTTTTGCTGAATAATACCATGTTGATTGTGTTCAGCGTGTATAATAAGATCATCTCCATCTACTTCAATAGGTTTCTTGAGATAATTGGTTGAAAGAATGTTCGCAATCTGAGTGTTAAATAATCTTTGAAAAGCAACAGCGCCGAGAGCGCACAAATTAGGGACTTCCCAGCAAAAGTTAATAGCATCATCAGAGTAAATGTAATCGTTGTTAGCAAGGTCTTCATTATCAATCATTCCTTCCGCCTCTACAAGCATTGGAGCTCGAAAAGCAATAATGTTTCCAATAGGTAGAGTTTTTTTACCAAAGTATTTATAAGCGAATCTGTTGTGAATCAGATTACCATCGTAGCATTTAATATCCTCAATAATCATACAGTAAGTATATAATTTAATCTGTTAATATCAAGTTTTAAATGTAATATTTTAATTTCCGTATAATAAATCAATTAATTTGTTTAGAGATCCAATTATAAGTTCTTTCGAT